TACGGTAGATTTGATAGAAGCATTGAAAGCTTTTCTACTACCTCTAGGATTAAAACCTACCACAGAGGTTTTTCCTAAACAGAAAGAATTACAGAAGGATGACAAAGGCGACATAAAACCAGGAAACTTTATTAACTTACCATACTACAATAATGGTAGCTCTAATAGGTATGCTGTAGATAAGAATAATTCTAAACTATCAGTAGAAGATTTTATAAAATTTGCTAATGAATCTAAAATAGATAAAGAGACATTAGATAAATTAGTAGAAGATACACACAGAAATATTTTAGTAGGAACTAACGCAGAGTTTGATGATGGACCACCTTGTCTAGCTCTTTGTTCTAAAACAAAATTAGATGATGGCAGAGATAGATTTATGTACAACTATATGGTCTTTGCTAAAAAGAAATACAAAGACAAATGGCCTGACCAAGTATCTGCTGCAAACTATAGTTATTTAGAAACACCATGGGACAAAGCAAAACTAGATCTTAAAATCAAAGCATGGAAGGGGGAAACAGCAGGACACACTTGCTATGAAGATCCTATCAAAGATAAATGTATGCGTAGTCTTTGTTACAAAAGACCGTTTGGTGTTAAGTCAGATAGTATATCTGTATTTCCAGAGATACAAGATTTTGAAATGATAACTTATGCAGAACCTGAATATAGATTTAATGTAATCATGCCTAACGATGACAAGATACAGGTTATAATTAGTAATACAAAACTAATGACAACACAAAAAGAAGTTTTAAATTTAGTCTGGCAACAGACAGGTGTGTATTTTGAACCATTGAAACCAAAAGATTTTAGGGCAAAACTAAATGAGTGGCGTAAGAACGGACAAAAAATTACACCACCTAAAGGCACACAAGTAGAAGATAGATTAGAAGAAGAACTGTTTCAGTATTGTATCAATGGTCCACAAGCGCATCAACGTAGTCAAATACATAATGGATCATGCTACACAGAAGATGGTTATCATTACTTTAGATTTAATTCTTTTATAGAACACCTAGGTAATGGTTGGAAAATACCAGAAGAAAAGATTGCACAAAAATTAAAAGACAAATGTAATGTAGAGTTTGATCATTCACTAAATGTAGATGGCAAGACTTTAAAAGTATGTAAGGTAGTACAATTACATGTAGATAAAATAGAATACAAACCAGTAGAAAGAAAAGGAAGCAATTACTAATGGCTAGATACAAAGTAGTAGGTCCACCAGGTACAGGTAAAACTAGAAGATTGTTAAACACAGTACATAAGTATGTACAAAAAGGTATACGATTAGATCAGATAGGTTATTTTGCATTTACACGTAAAGCAGCTGGTGAAGCAAGAGACAGATTCTTGACCCAAAATGACCACTTAGAAAAAAAAGATATAAAGTATTTCCAAACATTACACTCATTAGCTTTTAATAATCTAGGACTTAAAGAAGAAAACGTAATGCAAGAAGGTAATTACAAAGCAATTGGAGAAAGTGCCGGTATACAAATTAAATATGCAGCCTACGAAACAAATAATTTTAATGGAATCTTTTCATCAGATAGTGAGTATCTAAGCATTATAAATTTAGCTAGAGTAAAACAGATACCTGTAGGCCATCAGTTTGATCTTAACGAACACTTAACCTGGATAGAAAGAAGTAAGTTGTTGGCAATAGAAACAGAAATAAATAACTACAAAAAAACATATGGTCTAATTGATTTTACTGACATGTTAGAAAGATTTTTAAAACAAGACCCAGACAAACTACCAAAGTTTAAAGTTATATTTGTAGATGAGGCCCAGGACTTATCATTAATACAATGGGCTATGATAAATAAAATAGAAAAAGATACAAAGTGTGATGTGTGGGTAGCCGGAGATGATGACCAAGCTATATTTGGTTGGGCTGGTGCAGATGTAGATTCTTTTATTAAGTGGGAGTCAAGAGAAATACTTTTAAATAAATCTGAAAGAGTGCCAAGTAGTATACAACAAAAGGCTTTAGGAGTCATTAACAGAATTTATTACAACAGAATACAAAAAGATTATTTACCAAAAGCAGAAACAGGTATGATCTTTGAACGATATAAACTTAACGATATAGATTTAACAGAAGGTGATTGGTTAATACTTACTCGAACTAAAGCTTTATTAAAACCTATAGCTCCTTATTTAAAACGTAAAGGATTATTTTTTAGCACGGCACAGGGTAATAGTATTGGTAAAAGTTTGTACGAAGATATTATATCTTGGGATAAATTAAAACGCGGTGAGACTATAGGCGAGGTACAAGAACAAAGAATCAAGGAACGAGTATCAGGCGACAAGGATCTTACAAAAGAATGGTATGAAGCATTTAACACTGGCTCGTTATCACAAAAAGAATACATGCGAGCAATGTTAAATAACAAAGAAGATTTATCAAAAGATCCACGCATAAAAATTTCTACAATACACGGAGCCAAAGGTGGTGAAGCAACCAATGTAGTTTTATTTTTAAATCAAACTACTAATACAATCAAAGGTTCTAAAAAATCTAAAGCAAAAGAAGAAGAAGAATTTAGGGTTTGGTATGTAGGAATAACACGGACAATGCAAAATTTATATTTAATTAAATCTCAAAACAAAGCAAAGGAGTTTAAAATATGAGTAAGGTTTGGGACAAACAGCACGGCGGGAGTCACTATCAAAAATATAAAATTCAGCCGAGTAAATTTGTAGTTGAGAATGAGTTGCTCTATCCAGAAGGATGTGCTATAAAATACATTATTCGCCACCGCGATAAAGGAAAGAAGCAGGATCTATTGAAAGCAATACACTTTATAGAAATGATTATTGAAAGGGACTATGCCACAGAAAGCGAGGAAGGTTAAACATATTATGATTGCTAAACATAAATTTAGATTAGAGATTTATTTAGCATTAGAAGGACGTAGAGATTTAACATGGGAGATATTTCCATACAATCATGATGCATCTTTATATGCTTTTAGTAATAAAAAAAAAATAGAAAACATAGTAGAGAAAAAATATATTTATGATTGAAGCACAAACAGAATGGGTTAAACCTACAGAATTTCCAGATTTAAGACAAGCAGATACAATTGCTATTGACTTAGAAACTTATGATCCAGATTTAAAAAGTCTGGGTACAGGTTCTATTGTTGGTAGAGGTAAGGTTGTAGGTATTGCTGTAGCTGTAGATGGCTATGCAGGATACTTTCCGTTTGATCACGAAGGTGGTGGTAACCTTGAAAAAAGCAAGGTTTTACAATGGTTTAAAGACATTTGTGAATGTCCCGCTGATAAAGTTTTTCACAATGCAATGTACGATGTGTGTTGGATACGTGCGATGGGAATAAAATTAAATGGAAATCTTTATGACACAATGATTGCAGCATCACTTGTTAATGAAAATAGATTTAGATATGACCTTGGATCTTTGGATTGGGATTA